CTGCAAGATCACCTATAAGAATATTCTTACCTGTTATTGCATCTGCATCTAACTTAGCAGCTGTAATAGCACCTGCATTTATTTCGTCTGCAGTTATTGCATTTGCAGCTATTTGATTTGCTGTAATAGTATTTGCAGCTACTTGAGTTGCAGTTACAGAGTTTGCAGTAATTTTACCACCATCAATAGTAGTAGTATTAGCGTTAATAATTGAAGCAAAGTCTTCTAGTATCCAATTAGATGGAGTTCCACCAGCACTAGACGGACCAGCATTAGCATTAGTAGCAAAATACATTTTATTACTATCGTTAGTATCAATCCATATATCACCTACTGCTGTCGCGCTCGGCATAGTATCTTGCTTAAATGTTTTTGATTTATTATCTGCAGCTGCTTGTGCAGTAGCTATAGCAGCATCTTGTGCAGTAATCCATTCGTTAGAAGATATTTGGTCTGCTCCCACACTAGTTGCAACGTACATTTTATTACCATCGTCTGTATCAATCCAGATATCTCCAATAGATACAGCAGTAGGAACACTAGTCTGCCTAAATATTTTTGCTTTACCATCTGCAGTATTCTGTGCTGCAGTTGCTAGTGCGCTTGCGGCTGTTGAGTCTTGAGCTAACTGCCAATTACTTGTACCAGCTCCACTAGCTGCATATAACTTATTGTTATCATCTGTGTCAATCCAAAGATCTCCAACTGAAACAGCTGTTGGTGTACCTGTTTGCCTAAACAATTTAGGAGGTACAATAGACGTTGAACCGTCTGACAAAGTATTACTATTAGTAAACTTAACGATACCATCAAACTCAATAACTTTAACAGGTGATCCAAAAGTTTCTGTAACTGTTCCACCTGCAGATGCTTCTACAGCTGAAAATGTACATTGCCAATAAGGATTACTATCACTTGTATTAGGCGTAGGCGGTGTCTCTGACCAACCACTAGGTAACGTTGTAAACGAATTACTACTAAATGAAAATGTACTATTAGAGTTTGTAGGAGCTGTAGGCGCGTTAGCGTCTGTAGCAGTTCTATATACTCTACCTACTGTTTGTCTTGGTCCTGTAGCTCCGTCAGATCCATCAGATCCATCTGATCCATCAGCTCCGTCAGATCCATCAGATCCAGCTGGTCCTTGAGATCCTGTCGCTCCTACTTTAGACTTAGTAAGAGTTTGAGACTTAAGAAAAGTTAAGTTACTATTAGCTGGTCTAACAGTTATAGTATAATCTATTTTTACTGAGTCAACAGAATTAGACATACCAGAGTGATTAGCTATAACAATATTATTACTCGAAGCACTTTGACTACCTTCAGTTATATCTGAGTTATTTGCTACAGTTACTGTAAATTGACTTGCATTCGGTGTACCTGATGTAATACCTGTAAGCTGTGTAGCTCCTTTATATACTGAAATAGTTGTACCAGATCCTGAGTAGCTTGATACTACACCTGCACTAGACGCAGGTAATGTGTGCGACTCGTTAGTTACAACTACAGTATAGCCATCTGCACCTTGTTGTATAGCAG